GATTCATACCCCATTGTTCTTTAATCAAAGCAGTAGTATAATCTTTAAGCCACATATCATTATATACAGAAGTATGTGTATCTGGATCTACAATTTGATATGCTTCTGCAATAAGATAATCATCTTCTTTAATATCATTATCTTGAAAATCTCCATGAATATAGAGTCTACCTTGTCTGCGTGAAAATGTTGTTTGAGGTGTACCGTTCAATGTCATATCTAAAACAGAAAGATACTGTTGTAATTGTTCATAATAAGCAAGATCACCTGCAAAGTTTTGCATATCAGCAATATCGTTTAACATCATTTGATATTTGATGTCAAAGAAATTATGTGAATAGCTAAATGAACTTGCTAATGGAAATAATCTTGATACAAATATAACATCTGATGAAATTGGAATGTACTCATTTGAAATATCAGTAGAAGTTACTCGATGTTTTAAATATGTTTTTACAGTTGCGTCAGAATGAAACTCTTGATAATATTGTAAAGCTTCGTCTACACGATCTTCAACTTGATCATCATCGACATTGATCTCAAGTACTGGATCGCCTAACCGTCTTTTACAATATTCTATAAGTTCGTCTCTTGTAGATGGTGTAGCCATAGAGATCTCCGTTTAAATTATCTATGACTATTTATATAAATTTTTTCTTATAAAATGGTAATCTGCATCTGGTCCGTAATTAACAATTTCTTCTACAATTCTAAATCCAATATCGTCAAGATAATTAAATGTTTCTTCTTTTAATGGAGCACCTTCGTTATACTCTTCTGATTGTACTTCTACAATGATATGTTGAACGCTTTTCAATGTTTCAACCGCGCCTTGTAAAACTTCTTTTTCAGCACCTTGTACATCTATTTTAATCATATCTGGCATTGGAAAATCATTTAATTTTACTAATTCATCTAATGTCATTGCTCCCATCTTTCGATGATCATGATATAATTCTTTATGATCTTTTTCAATATACATACTTCCACCAGCGGGGTGTTCTACATTTGTATGAAAAGTTCGTATTTCTTTTTCTTTACTTAATAAAGTAATAGCGTAATCAACACCATAATAGTCATATACATCTTTATATTCTTCAAGAGCATCAAAGGCAATAAACTTTGTATCATGCCAAATTTCTTTTGCCATATTTGTCCAATGTAAACAACTTGCACCAATATCATAAATTACTCTTGGTTGGAAATCCCATCTATTTTTCATATCATTTAAATATGCTTTAACAAATGGAAGTATGGCATCTTCTTTTGATCTTTCAATTAAATGTTGATTTATTTCTTTTGGAGCGGTATCAGCTTTATATGATATTTGTGGAACAAAAAGATGATGACCCTTATGTTCACAGATTAAAGTTGTATCTGCCCAAATTTTAAATCCTTTTTCTCTCGCTCTATCACAAAAATAAACATCTTCAGAGTACGTATGATCATGATTTAAAGCAGACTTATATTTAAAATGTGGATATTCAATTTCATTAAATACATGACCTTTCACAAGAACACAACCAAAACCACATCCTCTTACTTCCATTAAACCATATTCTAATTGGTCGTGAGGAATATTTCCAGCTTCATTATAAAGTTCTAAAACTTGTTTATCATGTTTTCTTTGCATGTAAACACCAGAAATAATATCTTTATCTGATTCGTATAATTTAATTAAAGCATCTTTTGGTAAAATTATATCACTATCAACCCAAAAAGTATAGTCATAATTTTTACCCCATTCTGCAATTAAATTTCGTATTTGATCAACTTGATACCCATAGAAAAATTCAAAATGAGTCTTTACACCTTCTGGCATTTCAAGATTATAAATTGATTTAAACGTTTCAGGTTCAATACTAGCATTCGTTGGAATAGCAATTAATATTTGTTTCATTTTATTTTCATCTTTAGTTTTATAAGAACTATACGCATTCTTATTTTGTTCATGTGGATTTACTTTATAATCATTTAATGGATTAATATCATTATAAAGAACCATAATTTCTTTTACTGCTTTAATTTTTTCTGGTGGTACCATTTCTATTAATTCATAAAATAATGGATTATCAGCACCACTCATCATAAACCCCTTTCCAGGAGTTTTGAATTTTCCAGGGTTTAATTTCCAAGCATGTTTTCCAAGAAATGTTCGCAAGTGCGTATATGGAATTTTCCAATTAAATAAATGCTTTCTATAAGATTTATCTTTTTTTACTTTTTCTGGATAGTCTTGAGCAATAAGAGGAATGTTATCAACTAAACTCCACATAGAACCATATGTAAATTCAATTCCTTCATGATAAAGCTGATTATAATATTTAAAAATTGTTGGATTATTAATTAAAAAATCATCACCGTCTAAAAGAATAATAATATCATCTTCTGTCGCATGTTGCATATAATTTAATTGATTAGCTATACAACCGCATCTCTCATCATTTCTTATAATCATTCTTTTAGGGTTAGATGGTAATTCAATTTGATTATCTGAGTTATCATCAATAACAATATGTAGATAATTATTATAATCTTGTTGGTCAACTGATAAACAATGATCAACAATATAATCATCAGCATTTCTAAACGGTGAAATTATTACAATTCTTTTTTCTGGATATGTAGTTTTATATTCTGTTCTTTCAATTGAATTTTCAAATCTTCTTCCGTAAATTCTTTTTACTTTATCATTAATTTGAGATACTTTTCTATACTGATTTACTGGTAAATACTTTTTTAATTTACGATAAAATTGTTGTTGCCATTGTAAAGCAACTGTATCCCATCCATAAATGTCATCAATTACATCACAATAATTTTGTTTTTGTTGTAACAAATAATCATTGTGATAAGCTTGTATAGTCATATCAATAAATGATTTGGCTTGTTCATCTCTATTAATTGTAGGAAATAATCCGTTAGGACAATTTGCATAATTTTGTTTATAACATGCAAGATCAAGTGCTGTTTCTTCGAGAGCACCAAATCGAGAAGTGATAAGAGGAGTTTTATATAATAAAGATTCTAATGCTGAAATACTAAACGTTTCTGGAAATTCAGTTGGATACAACATAAATCCAGCATTAGCTAATATTTTTGCTATTTCTTTTTGAGGTATAACACCTGTAAAAGTTACATCTAATTCTTTTGGGTATGTTTCTACATATCTACGATGATCTTTTTCTTGTGCATCTGGTGCTGCACCTTCTCTAAATCTATAAAATCCACCAATAATAGTAAGATGTGCACTTGGAATCTGATGTTTTATTTCAGGCCAAATATCTTGTAATAAAGGATTTAATCCTTTTGTTACTGAAGCATTATAAACGAAATGGTTTTTATCTTTTTTACTTAAATCTATTTCATCAATATATTTTACTGCGCCATTTCGAGTTTGAAAAACTTTATGTTTTAAAACTTCAAAATTTCTTTTAACACCATGTTCACAGTTTAAAATATAATTTGTATGAAAATCAGAAAGTGTAAATACTTCGTCAATTAAACCATGATTAAGTAAATGTTCAATGTGTTCATCGCCTTCACAAAATGTATCATGCATCCATAAAACTTTATATTGTGCTTTTTCACACAGCTTATTATATGGATCGAACATAAAGGGATGAACAGATCGCGATGATATTATTATATCATATTCGACATCGTTTGTAAACTGGCTATGGTCGATGAAAGTAACATTGTTATATTCACCAGGTTGTGCTTCAGAATCTATACAATTATTATAAACAGTTATATCAAATCCTAAAGCTGCTAATTCTTTTGACATAAGAATCACAGCTGATTCAGATCCGCCTAATCCACGTTTTTCTAATGTAGTTCCATCATAAGTCAGACCTAAAAGGTCAATAATAGCAATTTTCATCATATAGTTATATATTATTCTTCTTCGTGCGTGCAGTCGTTACAGCCACAAACCTCATGGTGTCCATCTTCTTGTAAAACACCATCAGTACACCAAACTTCATTTTCATCACCTTCGCAATGACAAGGATGATTACATTTTATACAAATTATTTCTGACATTTATTACTCCTATGCATCTGCAGTATTAGTTGAAGGATAAGATCGATTGGTTCCCCAAATTATTCTTATTCCACCGCTGCCACCTGAATGGCCATATGAAGAAGTATCATCTTCTATAGCTCCTCCTCCACCACCGAATGTACTAGCAACTCCAAAAGTAGTAAAACCTGCTGCAGTTGCTACAGTTTGTGAACCGACTCCAGATGATGGACCTAAAACAGAACCCATTTTGCTTGTTGCAGTAGACCCGGAACCACTAGTTCCTTCGCCATATAGTCCAACTCCACCTCCGGATTGCTCAGCATTTCTTGATGCGGATCCATTATTCGCTTGTCCTCCGGCTCCTCCGCCTCCAGATCCACTGCCGCCATTGGCATTTCCACCATTTCCACTATAACCACCAGCGCCTCCACCTCCAGCACCGGCTCCATTATTCAGCGCTGAACCACCATTTCCACCGTTTCCGCCGCCATCATATTCTGTACCGGTAGATCCAGAACCACCAGCGCCACTGCCACCGGAGGTTATATTAGATTGTCCGCCAGTTCCTCCGCTTGCAGCCAATAATATTGTTCCGCCTCGAGAAATACTAGTAGTTCCACCTGCGATCGCATTTGCGCTTTGGGTTCCACCTTGACCACCAAGCGCAATAACTAATGATAAATTTTCTCCTGGAGTAACACTTATCGCGTTACCATACGATAATTGAGCACCACCACCGCCTGAAGCACCCGGACCAGAAGAACCGTTATTTCCTCCACCGCCTCCACCGCCTCCTACGCACACAGCAGATATTGATGTTACACCAGATGGAACAGTCCAATTAAAAGCTGAATTTCCTGTAGAATTTTGTAAAGTATAAACTACTTGACCAGATACAGCAGTTGAATAGCTTCCATTCGCTTCATCTGCTTCGCTATATTCATGTATATAATGTAATTTGTGTACACCTCCAATACCACCGTCTGATTTATTATTGCGATACATATCTCCCATAGATAAACCAATCACACCATCTATAACTTTAGGTGCACCAATATAATTTCCCCATTTAGATTTACCATGTGACATTTAATACCTCACAAAATTTGATTATCCATATCTGTTACATCTGTTCCATACACATAATATCCACATGCAAATACTGTAGAACCTGCAGCTACTGCATCCCAATCCGCCCCCATATAAATTGATGTATCTGCGCTACCATTTGCACGCGAAACAGTATTTGCCGCAACGCTTTCTGGATTGTAGATAGTAAATGAATTGGCAATTAGTGTATTTCTATTAGTAGGAGTAGGATTAATAGCAACTGTATTAGGTGTAGGAGGCAAATATACTGCTAAAGTTTGGTTATTAGATGTTCCACGCGAATATGTTTTTGTATTATCTACTCTTGTATTTGACGTAGTAAAATTATTAAAGTCGACATCACCACCCCTTTGAAATGAAACATATTTAGTAGACCCAGTTGTGTTAGTATATTGATGAAGCATTCTTACAACTTTTCCGCTTGTTTGCGTACCAGAAGCACCATTATATATTTTATATTGCAAAACAACATGTCCGCCAGTAGTATTGCCTAACAAAATTACACGAGTATCATTAACATCTGTGTCAGCAGAAGATCTTCTCCAGCTGTAAACAGTTCCATTTTGCGAGGTACCACCGATTGAAGTTGTATTATTAGATCCTCCTATACTATATAATGTACCTCCACTTGCTGCTGTTCTTGCCCAAAAAAATCCGGTCTCATGTGGCGTGCCCGGCTGGAACGCATCAGCATAAGTAGTATATGAAAAAGTACCATTACCAGTAGTATTTGCCATTAACTGAAAATTTGTACTTGATAAACTACCGCCGCCTGTACCTAAACAACCTCTTCCTTGACCATTAATTAATATTCTAAGCCAATCACTTTGATAATATCTATCAGTAGATGTCCAACTCCCAGTTGATGCAGTTCCTAATTGTGACAATGTATAGCTATCACTAGCATTTGGAATAAGAGTCATATCAAATACATTTCCAACACTAATACGACGATCTATAGGAGGAGGAGTTCCAATGCCAAAATTATAGCCTTCTCTATTAGTAGGAGCTCCACTAAAAGAATCATACACAGTTTGCATATCGTGAACACCGGTATTCACACCATCATAATAAATGCGTTTTTGACCTACAACTCCACCATTTTGGTGTTTTCTACCCATTAAACTAATTCCTAGTCAATAATAGCTTCATATGAAACAACATATTGTGCATCTGATGCTGTAGTTGCTGAAATTCGAATACTATCGTTTTCTTCAAGATACACAGCAGTATCTTTAGATAAAACAATTAATGTTGTTTTAGCTATGCAATCAACATCATATGCTAAATAATGATTTGTACCATTATTATTAAATGCTACTCGTACAGTTGTATCATTTGTTCCATCAACATTCGAAATCATAATACTGTTTACTTTATAAACATAATTAGAACTGGATGCATTTGTTAATACCGCTGAGAGTGAAGTACCAACCGCACCACTCACAGTTCTACCATAAATTTGAGCAACGTTTACTATATTTGGTGCTGCCATTTTTTACTCCCTAAGTGTTTCGTATTTAAATACGCATTCTATATTAGAACCTTGTTGAACTTGAACTTGAACGTAATCTTGATATTGTAAATATACCGGTGTTGCTTCATCAAGAACTACAAGTGAAGTTCCATACGGTACCCACACATTTTTTATAATAACGCACGTAAACGCACCGTTTTTCATAAGAACTGAAATTTGGTTATCTGTACTATTTGAACTTCTATTTGCAACAATTAAACTTTTTACTAACCACGTTTCATTTCCGCTAGATACATTATGTGTTACACCATCTTGTACAGTACCAGAACTTTGTAAAACAGTAGAATACGTTTTACCTACTACAGAACCTATATTTACTAAATTACATTCTCCCATAAATCACCCAAATATCATTGCCATTGCGATTGCTAGACCAGTACCACCACCTGCTGCACCTTGAGATCCAGTAAATCCAGTACTACCTCCAGACCCTGTGAATCCGGTATCTCCTTTTGATCCTGTATAACCTTGAGCACCTCGAGAACCAGTATAACCAAGTGAACCGCGGGATCCTGTAAATCCGGTATCGCCCTTTGATCCTGTAAATCCGGTATCTCCTTTTGATCCTGTGAATCCAGTAGCTCCGCGAGATCCTGTGTAACCGATAGGACCACGAGAACCAGTATAACCGATAGGGCCTTGAGAACCAGTGTAACCTAGTGCACCGCGGGATCCAGTATATCCAATGACACCTTGAGATCCAGTGTAACCTTGCGAACCTGTATAACCTTGAGCTCCACGAGATCCTGTAAATCCAGTTGCTCCTCGAGAACCAGTATAACCTATACCTTGTGAACCAGTATAACCAACGAATTGACCAACGTTAGTCCAAGAAGAACCATCCCAAATATACAAATTAGCATCTGCTTGAACAACATAACCATCACCAGTAGTATTGCCAGATGATGGCAAATTTCCAACTGTAGCCACTGTACCTTGAATATTTAATGAAGTACCATCGGCTCCTCTAGAACCAGTGTAACCAATTACACCTCGTGAACCAGTAAATCCTGTAGCTCCTCGAGATCCAGTGTAACCAATTACACCCTGTGATCCAGTATATCCAATAACACCTTGAGAACCAGTGTAACCAATGACGCCTTGAGATCCTGTATAACCTCTAACACCTTGTGATCCAGTATATCCAATAACACCTTGAGATCCCGTATAACCAATAGGACCTTGAGATCCGGTATAACCAATGACACCTTGCGATCCTGTATAACCAATTACGCCTTGTGATCCAGTATAACCTTGCTCTCCTTGAACAGCAGGAATAAGAGTAACAATAACTTCATCGCCGTCAGATAATGTAAGACCACCACCAGCAGAAGCTATAGTTGCAGTAAGAACACCTGAATTGTTTGTAAATACTGTTGTAACATTAAATGCCGCAAATTCACCAGATGTTAAATCAGCAGGTTTAAATAATAATGTTCCTTTTAAAATGTTTGATCCATAATTATCAAGCGTAGAAAAATAGCTTGTAAGATCATTACCGTCTGCGTCAGTAGCATTAATACCAATTTGAGTTGCAGATCCTAATGCTGCGTTATTAAATCTAATTTCACCAGACAATGCTCCTGCTACGGTTGTTCCTGTATCATACCCATAACGTATACCTTGAACATTCGAAGAACCAGTATATCCAACAGAACCTGTAAAACCAATCGAACCAGTAAAACCGTTTGATCCTGTATAACCTAAAGAACCTCTTGATCCTGTGAATCCAGCACCTTTAGATCCTGTAAAACCTTGTGATCCTGTATAACCTAAATTTGGTTGAACTGTCCAAGAAGTAGAAGTGCTATCATATGAATAATCTATTCCATTTGCTGAATAGGTATCATTATGATTTGGATTTAGTGGAAAATTAAGTATAGCCATTTATGCACTCTTTCCTAGTAAGTTTCTTTCTGGATCAAATTCAACAAACACTCCAGAAACGGCTTTATCCCATGTTGCTTCTGAATATCCTGTAATTAAAAAAGCAGAACCATTATTATCAATGCTATATGAGAAATCAGCAGATCCTGATCCAATTTGATATTTAGACCACCCTAAATAATTTCCAAGACCATCACTATCAAAATTAAATATCGCAAGACCCATGTCTTTAGAACCATATGTGATTGTATCATCAGCAAAAGTACCAGCTGTATTACACACAATCGCAAGTCTTCCGTCTGGAAGAAGCGTACTTGGTTTTCCGTTTTGATCAATTTCTTCAGATGTTTCTGAACCAATTTGGAATCCTGGGCTCCAACTATCTGTATCATAATTAAATGTAATTACACCAATATCTTCAGATCCAAATGTATCTGATCCGTTTACGGAACCAAATGATGTGTATGCTAATGCTAAAGTATTAGGAATTCTTGGATGTAAATCATGTATATTCATTGCCTTATCATTAAAACCAGATCCTTGGTTATAATACTCAGCAGTCCAAGCATTTGGATCAAAAATACCGAGGAATAAGTCATAACCACCAAATAATGGAGTATCTGAGTCAGAAGACCCGATATCAGTACCTAATTGTCCAGTTGTTCTACCACAGAATGCAATGTGACCATTTTTAGATCCACCAGTACCAGCCGCTGTTTGTAAATAGAATGGATGGCCTAATGCATCGATATTAAATCTTACAGTATCACCTGTATCAATCGTAATTGTTGGGTTATCAGTTGCCGAATTGATTGTACCGTTTCTATCAGAACCAGACATATTATATGCAACAGCATTATTGTTTGTTACCGTAATATCATAAGTATTTGTTCCTGATTGAGTATTAGTTACAACTAATTGTCCACCCATAATATTGTGAATACCGCATTGATAATAATATGTTCCCGCAGTATCAGGAGTCCATACTACTTGGCCTGTTGTTCTACCTTGGCCAGCAACTGTAGGACTTGTAATAAGTAAAGCAGTACCAGTTAATTCTGTAATCGCATAAATTTCTTCATCTTGTGCTGTACCATTTTGCCAAAATCTAAATTGTTGTGATGCAATATCCCATTGGAATAACGTATAATCGTAAACTCCGGACAATCCATCATTAGTTCTTGCAATATTACCAGAAACTTGACCACCTAAATAATAGTATTCTAAGTCTCTCGATTTAATTACATCATAAGCAAAAACGTTTCCATCATCAGCTGTCGCATCTCCTACAGTAGAAACTTGATGAATATCAAAGAAATCATCTGGGACTCTATGTACAATTTTACCTTCTTGTGATTCGCGAATAAATTGATCAGTGTTTTTAAAATCCTGTAAATCTCTTTGATCTACAACTCCTAAAAATGCTGTAAACAAACCATTAGCACCATAAGAACCATTATATTCAGTGTGAACAATATTATCTGCATTGTTTGTTAATGAAGAAGATAGCCCTGCAGAAACTTGTAATGTTGACAACGATGTATTTGGGAATGTATTACTATCATATTCTCCAGCAAAAGTAAAATCTGTTGGATAAATGTATGATGAATCGTAATAATAAGCATTTGAAGTTGATTGATCAGTATGATAAACACCAGTACCAAATCCATCTTTCCATAATCTAAATAAAATACCATCTTCACCAACAGAGTGAGATGTAGATGAACCAACCGTTACAAAATTTCTATTATGAGCATCCCATACCATAGATTTATTAATATGATCATGACCCATATGACCAAGAGTATTCGCCCATTCAAGACTACCATCACTATCATTAATCATAGCGAAGATTGTATCTTGTCTCATAAGAATGTCATTAGTATAATCTGGGTGTGAAGCGTTACTATCTAAATCATGACCGCTACCAGCAACAATAAATCTTACTTGGCCATTATGGAAGAAATTTTCTTCATTCCACCACCAATCTCTTTTATCAGAGTCTTCAACAAGTACAGATTGAAATAAATTTAATTTACCATATTTTGATTGATATGTTTTTGCCCAATGTAAAGTTGTATTGTGTGTAGTAATTCCAGATTGCGCAGAATCTACATAAATGCTATGTTTTTCAATTAATGGTAAACCATAGCCACCTTTACCATTTGAATCACCATCACTTAAAGTAAGATCTTCGGTTTGACCTACAACAACAATATCGTACTTATTACTATCATCGTAATATTTTAAAATACCAATATCATTGAATACTGATTCTCTTTGACTCCAGTTTGTATTAGTACTACCCGAAATAGTAGCACCAATTGTATCTAATCTTCGTGTATTGAAGTGAATTAAGTCAGAAGTAAATACATTACCATAACCCCACATTGGTGCTCTACTTGTTCCACGAGTTTCAGAACCACAGAAGAAGAAATCACCAGTATTATATTGACCCGCTTGAATTCTTTCAATATGTAAATTCGGAGTATGAGTTGCACCAGGTAATGCTTCAGTAGATTTCGAAACAGTAACGTTACCATTTCCGTCCATTAAGAATATAAGACCATGATTAAAAGTAGCATCAGAATCATCTGTATAACTATTATTTTCAATAAATCCTACAGTATATTCTGTTCCATCTCTATAAACAGTACAATGATCTGTTATCTTATGAACGTTTGTACCTTGATATAAACCTTTTACCCACTCAACAGTATCTGTTTTAAGATCAATTTTACTAATTAAGCCTGTTCTTTTATTTGATGCATTTAATGTATATCCAGAAACAAAAGCTTTTTCATTATTTAATATATCAATATTATCTAATTGAGAAGAATCTGGTCCAAAATCCATTTTTAAAGATTTATAATGATTATAATCTTTATCCCATGCTTCAACTATAGGAATATTATTAATATAGTCTTGTCCTACAGTATAGAAAATACCATTGGCTGAATCTTCTCTTGCAATATCAAATAGTTTCATATTTGCAGAATCATATGATTGGTGAACATTTCTACCCCAACCATGTACCCATTGATCACCTTTAGGAGCAAGTTCTCCCTTTGAATAACCAGATAAAACTAATTTTGCATTTTCTTTATCTTCAATAATACCTGTAAGGAAGTTATCACCTTCTTTACCCCAAGTGTAACTTACTGAATTATTTTCGTTATCAACAATTGTAAGTAATAAGTCACCGGTATTTTCTGCACCAGTGGTTTCAGGATGTCCTTCAAGTCTACCAACAAGAGCTTTACGACCATCTTCAAGATAAATGCCTTGGAAATAATATTCTTCTGAATTTCCAGTATTAATTTCTTTTAAATTAAAAAATTGAGGTGACGCAGTATCGAATTGTATAATTGATGTGCCAGTAGCAATACCTTCTGGTTCAGTGCCTGTATTGTATTCAATTTCTGCTGTGGCATGATTATATATTAAATGCCCAGCTTGCAATGCTTGCCGTGTTGTAAATCCACCAGTTGTTGTATCATATGACATATGAGCATAGCCATCAAATGCACCACCTGCTAAGTCAAAACTATATAAACCTTTTCCATCATAATTACCCACTGATCCGTTAACACCAGATAATAAGGTAAAGAATTTTGTAGTAGAAGCATTATATTTAAATCCATGCATACGCAAATACTCGTCTGAATCATTAGTAACAATATTACCTTCAAACGATAATTGGCCAACTGAATCTAACGTAGATAACCCACAACTAAATAATTGTGCACCACCTTGTAATCCACCTGATGCAGCAATATAAAGATTTGTACCTACACTTGAAATATAACAATCTGGTTTATATGGTTGTGCTTGGAATTGGAATGGCAAATCAATTTTATTTAATGTACCAGGTGAAATAGTATTAGCATCAGTAAATGACCAAATCTGTTGATCAAATGTACCATCTAATTCTCCTACTACAATTTCACCATGCATATTATTATGAAGTGAACAAACATAATAAACTGTACCAGCAGACGTAGGAGTAAAAGTAAGTGTTGATCCGCTTGATCCACCTCCTGAAGCACCTGCTACGTTATGTGAATTTTGGCCTACTCCAGTAGCAGTACGAATATACATTGGGTGAGCAAGATATTGAGAGTTTTCAAATGTAAGAGTATCTCCAACTTTCATATAGATTCGAGGTTGATTTCTTTCTGCGTGAGAACCTTGTCTATCTTTACCTACTGTTACTGCATAAACAATACCACCACCAACAATATCTGTTACTGTTGCTTCTAAATCAGATTTTACTGCTGCTTCAGTTACAACTGGAACATACACTTTAGAGCCAAATACATGACCTGATGAAGCTCTAAATGCATATGAACTTTGTGTACCTTCAGCATCTTCATCACCACTTGCATAGGGATTAAATACAGCATCAGCTATTTCAGTTTGATCTCCATAGTTTACTTCAGGAGTAAATGAACCAGATGCTGATGTATAAGTACGCGAATATAAATTCCAACCATTAGTAGTTTTGCTCATATAAAAAGCATGGAATCTATTAGAACCACCTTTTAAAATACCACCAGGTAAATAGTTAATACCAGCAGTATTAGGTAAAGTCACGTCATTATGAGAGTTATGAGCACCACCAACTGAAGGAGTGTGAATACGAGCAAGTGGAACTGAATACGCGTTTTGACCTTGTTTTGCAAGAATATTAATCAAGTATCCAAATTGTTTATCGGCTGGTCTAATATAACCATCTGAACCAAATACTATTCGGCCGTCATCATATTTTGAATAGTTTGAAGGAAGGTGTTTGTGATATTGATAAAAAGCCCAATCACCACCAGCACTTGCTTGATAAAGTCTATCCCAATAAAAAGCATCATCTTCTAAAGAACCACCTGAAGGACCTGTGGCACTTGTATTATCATCACCAAAAGTACCAATATGAGAAAACATATAAGCATCATTTTCATTTTGGTTTGTAATATCGTTTTGACCTGGTCCAATATCTTGTATACATCCACCATGATAACGAACTTGTGTATTAGCATCATACACACCGTTTGTAGAATCATCGATAAATGCAATTGTTCCGTCTAATTCAATATTGTTAGTTGTTCCTGAAAGTCTATCAGCAGTAACAACTGGCAATATTGCATCCCATTCATAACTTACAATTGAATTGCCAGTAAGAACATTATTTGAATCATAATCAGATGGATGATAATAATACCAATAACCAGCATCAGAAATATGATGCATGACTGGCATACCCAGAAAATCTGAATCAACTAATGTTACTTCTCTTGTTAAATTAGCAATTGCCATAAGTTAAGTTCCTGAAATGGGTGTTCCTGGTCGTAAAATAATATCTGTCGTATTTATAGCAAAGCCGATAAACAATGCTCGTGTAGATGTTGTAGGAGTTGGTGGAGAAGCAACTAAATCTCCAGTTGTTCCTAAATAATAAGGAGTTCCAGGTGTTAAACTGCTAAAACCTGATACTACGCCAGCTGCATAATACTCACCACCAATTTTAACCAATACAGTTTGTAATTGAGTTGATGTATCAGTATTTGCTGCGTTTACAGCAGTATTTGCTCCAGTAATTCTAACTACTTTACCATTATCACCACCAGAAATATTTGGTACTGTAACGGCATCGGCAGAAAGCGTCGAGGTTGATTTGACGAATGCCATTTTATACTCCTTCTCTGACGAGTTCTAAATAAGAGGTTGAAAGTATTGCGCCTGTGTTATCGCTATTTGAAATCATTAATTCAACATAATCATCTTCATTGAATTGAAATATTTCATCTAATTCTATAAAATCGTTGGCACTCATACTTATTGATGTTAAATTTGTAGTTGTTACCCCACGGGTTCTTCGTAATGTTATAGTATAAGAATCTTGAGAACCAGCTGAACTTGTTTCGATAAAAGCTCTTACTTTATAAAAACCATTTGCTCTCACAGAAAGTCTTTCTGGTTCAGTATTATACCAATATAAATCCCCAAGTACGTTTGCATTTGCATTAAAATCAATATTATTCCAAGTTGTAGCGGTTGCTATACTTGTTGTATTTGCAGAAGCATTTAGAATTGCTCTTACACCACTAAATGCTACATGATTACTAATTCCAGTTCCAGGTGCAAATCCAACTCTATAGACAACAAAATTACATGTAGCAAGTAAAGTTCCAGTACCAGTGGATTCTTGTCCAAATAATTCTATATAATCACCAGCATTAAGTGATAATGTTTGATCATACTGCGTATTTTGATTAGGACCTAAAGTAGTTGTTTCTAAATCTGTTCCGTTCTTTTTAATCTTAATTGTATAGGAAGATCCAGATCCTTCGGTACCTGTAAATAAACTCACTTGAATTCTATAAAAACCAGTTGAAGGAACAATTACTCTTCCAGGCGTACCTTGATAATAGTTGTCAACATTAAATTCAAATGTATCAAATTCAATAATTTCAAGACCGCTTGTTAAATTAAACGGAGAAGTATTTTCTAATTTTACACCACTAAAAGCTTTACGAACAGTTGATGTAATCACATTCCAATATGGACCGTCGCTATCATATTGCCATGTAGCTTGATTAGGATCAACGTAAGTATCTAAATGTGTTGGAGTGTTTGGAAATATTAATGTCGACATATGTTACTCACTAAATAATACGTTAAGATGGAATTCATCTACAAGTCCGTTTACTGCTGTTACTTCACACCAAACATAACTATTTGCTGGAACACTAGCATTAGAAACTGTAAGTGTAGCACCAGTACTATTATTTGATATTGTACCACTCGCAATACTTGTGCCTGTTAGATTTCGCGAAGTTGCATATTTTACATCTATTTCAACATCTGTTCCAGCTCTAATCACTCCTCTTATTTCAGAAACAGTTAAAGCAGCATTTGTAAATAATAATGTTTGTTCATCATTTGGTTGTGGTGAAATAAACACTAAACCTCTTGGTGAAATTGTACCACGTGAACCAGTATAACCTTGTGAACCTGTGAATCCTTCATTGCCATCAGCAATTGTTGGATCACTAAATAAAACCCAATGACCATAACCAGAAACGATATAATACATATATGATTTACCAGTTTTGGTATCGTACCAAATTTGACCACCAGCTGGAGAAGATGGAGCATTTTCAGAATAGTTAATTGCGCCTGCTGAACCGGTATAACCTCGACCTTGAGGAGATGCATCGACCCATTGTCTACTTGCAGATCCATCGGCTGGTTGAACATAAATATATCCAATCATAGCAGCATGAACACCACAAATATAAATGTATGTTCCTGGAGAATTGAATTGATAAGAAACGGTATTTGTACCACCACCATAATTTGATGGAGGATTTTCTACGTTATATGATGAATTATAATCATTTGTAACTGGATCAACTTGAGTTACAAAGAAAAGTGGATGAACTGAAAATTCACTATTAGATATAGTGATTGTATCACCTGCAACAATATTAATGTCTGGATTTTCAGATTCTGCAGTACCATTTGTATATGATTTTGTACCGTTACGATCTGCCCAACCTGTGTTAAATGAATATACAGAATTAGTTGTATATGTACTATTCACAGTCATTGAAACTGTAATATTACCAGCTGCAGCTGGATCTCCATCATCATAATAAATTTTTAAACGACCGTTAACAGCGTCCCACCATAAATCGCCACCTCTTAATGATGATCCGCTTGGAGCAGCACTATCTGCTTCAGCACCACCACCAGAAATACTTGCAACAACATTATTGCTATTTTTATAATATAGAATACCATCGGCATAGTTTAAAGCCAATTCACCGTATTCTAAATCCGAGGTTCCTGGTTCTTTACCAGTAACTGAGGACCGTTTAAGTCTAATATCTGCCATTTTTTTGTCCTAATAAGGAAAGCATTATGAGTAAAAACTCAGCTTTGATCTATTTATACTCTTAATACGTTCCGCCGTCAATAATTCCTTCAATATTACCTTTAACTTTAATACCGCTTGATGTTCCAATAATTCTTCCACCAGCACCGCTGTTTGAAATTGCAAGATTACCCATATATGGATGGTTCAAACATTGATATCCAAATGAGCGAGGTCCATCATCTTTTACTTTAATTTGTGCATATGAATTTCCAACATCAATACTACCAGCAGTGCCAACATATTTAATATCTGCCGCACTATCAGAAAGTAATCCAGATTTTTGATTATCCCAATAGAATCGAATATC